AAAATTACCTAGTAATGAAAAAATGACTTTGCGAGATTGGTTGCCTATTATACTAATTATTGTTATAATTCTATATTGTGCATTAAAAGGATAAATGACTGTAAGATATTCAATCAATTGGATGGGACCAATCAATAAAAAATGGTATGAAGATAAAAATCTTCCGTTGTGGACTTATGCCGCAGGCCGTATTGATTGTCGTGGTGAAGATTTAGGACCGTATGGTGACGAGATTGGTTTATCACCAATGCTTGCTGAAGATTGGGGTAGATTTGGTAAATGGTTAGATACATTTGAAACTGATTTTATGTGGAATTTAAAAGATTTAGTTGAATTATACGAAAGAGATAATCCAAAAATAACTTGGGCTGAAGGTTATAACAATGAGTGATGGCGGTAAAGGTAGCAATGCAAGACCATATGCTATACCAAAAGAAGAATTCAATAAACAATTCGATAAAATCTTTGGTGAAACAAAATCAAAATATTGTACCAAATGTGGCAAGTTGCCTAGTTGGTGTATGTGTAAAACAAAAAAGGCAAAGAAATGAAAGTATACCTGAATGGTTACCCAAACACATGGCTTTCTCCATATACAATCTTGGAGAAAGTAATCTTTTGGCGTGAGATTAATTATGATGAGCCAATGATTGAAAGATGGGTTATTGTATTAACTCCATTCTGCGAAGCATTGCAGTTTGTCCGTAAACTATTCAGTCCAACCATTCGTTATGTTAAAGTTGACCACTATGATACTTACTCAATGGATTATACATTGGCTTATATTATTCTGCCAATGCTTAAGCAATTACAAGAAACTAAGCATGGCGCACCTTTTACAGAAGATAAGGATGTGCCAAAAGAATTAAGAAGCACATCAGCACCACCAAAAGAAAATGAGTGGGATACTGATGAGAACCATTTCAAGCGTTGGGATTATATTCTCGATGAAATGATTTGGGCGTTTGAACAGAAATTAAAAGATGATGATACTGGCGAATTCTTTGACCATACAGATTGTGAAGGTTTGCCTTTTGAAGAAAAGATTAAAAAAGTTAAAGTTGACCGCAAAGGTCTAAAGGCACACAACGACAGAAAGGCAAAAGGATTTTTGTTGTTTGGTAAATATTACGAAAACTTGTGGGATTAAAATGAACGCAAATGAACCAGTAGCGTGGACAGATGGCAAAGGTAACTATTTTGATAAGAATAGTTTTTTTCCCGTAGATGACCTTATTCCACTCTACACCCACCCAGCAAAGACACTAACAGATGAGGAAATATTGCAGACTTGGAAAGAGTTTGATGATAAAGATGCAGATAATTGGTTTATTTCAATCGCTAGAGCAATACTAAGAAAGGCACAAGAAAAATGATACCTTATTATTATCTTTGGCAGGCCAAGCAATCATTGGATGGCGTAAAGAAAACAATTGAATTGATGAATGACCCCGACAATTATATGTTAGAGGCACAGAAAGATATGCTTGAGTTGGAAGTGGAACATTTCCGTGAAACTTCTATCAAGTTTACCATTTTTCTATTGACTCTCTCGGTATTTTGTGTTAGCCTGTTATATCTAATTCATAAAGGAATTTTTCATGTTTAAAGTGTTGTCTGAAAAGATTAAAGCTATCAATGTATTTGGTTGGTTTATTGGCATTATCATCGGTAGTTTTATCGTAGCAATTATTGCTGCTATGGTTGAATATGTTAATCCGCCTTTGAAAGAATACAAAGGTGGTATTCAGAACCATCTAATCTGGAATATTAAAGGTGAATGTTTCTTTGTTCGACCTGCTGTGAATACTGTATATTTAATTCGTGTTGAAGATTGTGATAAAGGAAGCAAATGACCACTAAAGATTTTCGCCTAAGTAAAGAGTCCAAGCGGTTACTTTCAAACCTGCGTGGAGAAAAGCGTGGCCATTGGAAAAAGATGATGATTCAAGCTGAAGTATCTGAAAAAAATGCCAAAATGGCCAAAATTCGTGAACCTAAAGGAGAGTAAAAATGGCGTTATTCGTTGAAGTAGATGATGTAGAAAAAGGTTGTAAAGTTATTATTAATTTGGACTCTGTAATGGAAGTTGCGCCATTGCGTGCAGGTGGATGTGAGTTATTCTTCCCCGATGCCGCAGCTGTAGGTGGTAAGCGTTCAATGAAGGTAAAAGATTCTTATCCATTGTTTAAGCAATTTGCAATGCAACAAGTATCTGCCGAAGATATTGCTCGTGTAAACGGCCGTAGCAAAAGTGTAATCAAAGAAAAGGCACCGGTTGGTGATATTCTAGGTAACATTCCTACTCTATGAGCAAATTCAAATTAATTTGTGAGGATGAACCTATTGCTTCTATTGGTTCATCCAAAATTCGTCATGAATTTGAAAGTGATGATTTGGTCAATATTTTGAACAATGTGACCAAATTCTTACAATCTGCCGGTTATTTGGATAACAATAAACATCTAACTTTCAATAGAAATATTGATTTAGACATTTCAGATGAGGATTTAGATAAGTTTACAGAAAACTTGTTTCACACAAGGTTATAAATACAAGGATATTATTCAACCTTTATTAGGATTCTCATGCTTATTCTAGTCATTGACCCTTCAGGTCTCACTCTCGATTGGTGCCTCCGTTGTATAGCAGCAGGTCATACAGTTAAACTCTACACCAAAGGCAGTCGTGCCTCGCACATCGGACAAGGTCTGGTTGATAAGATTGAGAATTGGAGACCATATGTTAAGGTCGCTGATTTAATCTTCTCCGCAGACAACCTAGAGTTTATGGATGAGATTCAGGCACTAATTGATGAAGGTTATCCAGTATTCGGACCAGGTAAAAAGTCCGCTAAATTAGAGTTGGATCGTATGTATGGCCAGAATGTCATCAAGGCATTCGGTGGTCCAATTATCCCTTCCCATGAGTTTAAGAACTATGATGCTGCTATCAATTTTGTTAAGCAGAATCCAAAGCGTTATGTTTGCAAACCATGTGGTGAAGAAGAAGATAAGACTTTATCGTATGTTGCCAAAGATGAAGCCGATTTGATTGGTTTCTTACAAAAGCGTAAAGAAAAAGGTAAAGGTTCTCCTTATTTCATTCTCCAAGAGTTTAAAGGTGGTACAGAAATTGCTTGTACTGGTATTTTTGGTCCAGCAGGTTGGATGGATTTCTGGTTCGAAGGTTGGGAATTCAAGAAGCAAATGAATGGTGACCTAGGTGTGAATACAGGTGAAATGGGTACAGTAGTCCGTACAACCGAACAATCTAAGATTGCCGACATTCTAATGAAACCAATGGAAAAAGAATTGAAGAAGATTGGTTATGTTGGTATGTTAGACATGAATTGTATCATTGATGAAAAAGATGGTACACCATGGCCAATGGAATGGACTGCACGACCAGGTTATCCAATGTGGAACATTATGCAACCTTTAATGAAAGGTGACCCAGCAGAATGGATGCTTGATTGTGTCAAAGGCAAAAATACTTTAGAAGTTGAATATAAAACTTGTGTTGGTGTTGTAATGGCCAACGGAGATTTCCCATTCAACAAGCGTGAAGAAGAAGAATATTTGGATTTCCCTGTATTGACAGATGATATTCCATACGAGAACTTACACCCATGTGAAATGAAATTATCAAACACCGTTAAGATGATTGATGGTGAATTCTGTGAAAACATTCCAGAATTAGGTACTGCTGGTTCTTATATTGTGGTATTGACTGGTACAGGTAAGAATATTACCGAAGCCAAAGATATGGCATATAAGCACGTTAAGATGGTAAAGTTAGGTAACGATCCACAGTATCGTACCGACATTGGTGAAAGATGTGAAAAAGGTTTACAGAAGTTGAAGAAGCACGGGTATTGTACCGATTGGAAGTATTGACATTTAAACTTGATTGTAGTATAATTACATTATGAATATATTTTACTTAGACAATGATCCTGTCAAATGTGCCGAAATGCACGTTGATAAACACTGCGTGAAGATGATCCTCGAATATGCACAATTACTTTCTACTGCCCACCGTGTTCTTGACGGTGTTCTTACTACTGGTTTATCTAAGTCTGGTCG